ACGTTAGCGTTAGCAAGGGCCGCAGCTAGTGAGGCTCTTAAAGTAGTAATAGGTGCCGGCATTATCCGACCATCGCATTAGGGTTTGTATATCCGGCAATTAATCCGCGGATTTTACCGATCATTGAGTTACCCATACGGTAAGGGCTAGGGCTAAAACCATCGATAGATACGCCGCCGGTTTGTGATACTTGGCGAGCTTGCCAGATATCGACGGCCAAGATCATCGCGGCCTCGCGTACGGCCGGAGTAGTCGCGTAGCTGTTTGTCTTTGTGTCTGCGCCTATGGCTTGGCCATAAGGTAATACGCGCTGGAAATTGACGTTAGCGGCGGTCTTGGCAAACTGGATAAAGCTATAGCCGTTAGGCCAATTAAAATAAGTGTTATTCCACACGATAGACGGTAGCTGCGAGGATGTACCAGCTGACCAAGGGATCGTACCAGTGATCGTGTAAGTGCCGTTAAAGGTTGAGCCGCATCCACTCAAGGTTACGCTCTGACCTGTAGTAAATATTGCAGGGTTAGAGATCATTACGGTAGCTACGTTATTTTGTAGTGTCGTGCCTACTACCGGCGCTGAGGCAAACCATAAAAACTGATTGAGTAAATCTTGAGCCGTTTGGCATACCGTCTCTACGGTATCCGAGGAGTATAGGTTTTCGATGCCAAGGTTAGCGCGTAGCTCGGCCTCGGTGACGTATGTAGCTGGCACTTATTTACTCCCATCTTAAAAGAGGCCGGTAGGGCTCAAAGGGCTAAGAGCCCTACCGACTATTAGGTATTTTGCTTATGCCTTTAGGTAACGAACGATACCGTTAGGCATTTTTGCGATAGTTGCCATAAAGCCGTAAATCGCTACCTGTACTTGTAGGTTCGATACTACGTTTACTGACATATAAGCCTGTGGGCTACGGTAAACCGTAAACGCTTCAGGGGCCAAAATTAACGCCGATGAGTCGTCTACTGTTGTTTCTGTAAAGTTCTTGTCTACGTATAGATCAAGGCCTAGTACGTTACCGCGGATAGACTGAGGGCCTACCTGTCCGGCTGCGTTCATAGGTTGGATAGCGTTATAAATTGGTCGCTTTGTGGTATCGGTTGCGCCCATTAGTAACTGCCATTGTGCGGCATTTCCTACGTAGTTCTGAGCAAAGTAACCTGTGTTTTTGTAGATGGCTGCTGCAGCTTGTGAAGTAAAAGCAATAACTCCATCGCTATCAGCTGTTGTAGGTGTTGAGCCTGTACTAGCTGTTAGTAGAGCATTTACTACGGCTGTATCAATCGTAGTTAGGTACGCATTTTGTAGCTGTTGTGTTAGCTCTGCATAAAAATTAGGATCTGATCTTTCGAGAAGCTCGATCGATATGGTACCCATTCCTGAGTACTTCTGAACAGTTCCAGTTAAATACGCGCTCTGCATATCAGTATTGGATACAGCGCCGTTTTCTGCTTCTACTGTAACGGTTGGCGCTACGCCTGTACCTCCACCGGCTGCGGTGACAAGTGAGGGGACATTTATGGTCATCCCTTGTGAGGGCAAAATTCCCTGACTGCAGGCATCAATGGCCGGGGTTCCAAAACGTGTATTAGTTACAAACTCTTGTAGGTACTGTGTTGGATTAAATGCAGGGTTTCCAGCAAAATCATCTGCAGCAGTTACGTAGAGCTTTGACTCATCGCTACCTAGTGCAGCTTTGATCTTATGCTCTGTGTATGTTGCCATAGATGTAATTGGTGTACGTACTCGCTGAGAGTCTAGTACTGACGGACGGATGATCTTACGAGCGGCCTCGACCTTTTCAGCCTCGACCGGTGCATCTACCTGAGTTTCCTCCGGTGTATTTTCAGGGGCAGTAGTCACGGCCTCCTCGCTTTCTGTTTCTGTTTCGGTTTCGACCTCTACGATCGTCGTAGAGATAGTTGTAGTTTTTTCTTTTGTACTTGTAGCTGCCTCAAGCGCTGCTCGAGCGGCTGCAATATCAGTTACGGAGGCGCTAGAAAAGGCCGCACTCTCGACGAGGCTAACCTCTTTGAGGACCGCCGCCGTCACTAACAGGTAATCCCCCATAGGCTTAGAGGCCGTTACATCGACCCCTACGGATAAGCCGGATACTAGGTTTTCCTGAGCTAGTACTAGAGCATCTTGTCCTCGAGTGCTACTAGATAACTTAAAGGATCCATATACGCCCTCGGTTGAGTCGCTAAAACTAATCGCGCGACCGACAGGCTTATCGGCTTGATGCTGCATAAGTAATTTAATTTGTGAGGCTTCGGCGTAAGTGATTGAGCCGCGCTCAAACATGACCGGGCCTGCACTTGTAAAACCGATCTCGCCATATGGCGCAACGAGTCCGGAGATCATCCGGCGCTCTGTGTCGGCGGCCTGTATCTCTTGGCTAAACGTTAGTAGCACTTGTATCTCCTAGCGGGGTTAGTTGCTCCATTTGTCGGGCTTGATCTACATCAATTAAATCTAGGTTTAACATTTTCTCGATGATGTCTAAACGATCCTTAGCATCTACACGTAAGAAAGTATCATCGACGGCAAACCGGACCTGATTAGATCCGTTTGTTATATCGTTCATCGATAGACGATCCTCAATAGCTGAGATGTAAGGCTGCAAAGAATACGCTACAAACTCTTTACGACCGTCTAAAATATTTTGGTACGTCATGGAGTTATTCATGTCCGCGCTAATTAAATAACTTGGCACGTTCATCGCGCGGCTAATTTCGGTAGCGAGGTACTGAGAAAATTCGGAGTAGGCCATGTCCTTAGGTGAGAAAGATGTAGGGACATAATCGAGAGTGCTCGTTAAATATGCGGTGCTGCGGTTTTGTCTAGCACTCTTAAAAGCCGCTAGTAGTCCTTGTATCTGTGACTCCGGTAAATCTGCACCGTTATTTTTTAAGATACCTGTAGGCATTGGTGTAGCTGCACTTATCGCCGCTGCCTTTTGTACATCGTAAGCAGCTTTAATAGTCGTACTTGCACTCTGCAATACACCAGGTAGCAAAGATTGGAAAGTTACAAGCGATCCAATACCGCCCATAGGTACCTTATTACCATCGACAAAATAATCTTGGATTTCTGTACCGTATTGATTAGTCGTATATGTAACGCGATTATTAGCGACCCACTCAAAGCCGGACGGGCGGCCATCATCGGCGTACAAAGATGTAACACGCCAATACGCAACCGAGTAAAAAATTAAACTATCCACGGTTGCAGCGATTGTAAGGCTTCGAGGTTGGCGAATATCCGGCTGCTCTAACCAAACCGGAGAGCCTAACTTTTCGCCTGTAGATTTTTTGTATAAAGATAAATCAATAGATGCGATAACGCCGGCAATTAAATTACGGCAACGCGCAACGCTTGATACTTGTAACGCAAAGTTACGATCGATACCAATTCCGTTATATCCAAAATTACCGGTATTAAATGATCCATAACCGTACGTCGTATCCATTACGGCAGGTGCGTACTGGGCCTCTACCTGAGGTTTTGCAGAGCTCTTAAGCCCTAGAGTTTGGAGTAATCCCATAGGTAGGATTTTCTCAAATTGTCAAGCATAAAACCGATTATGCGCGGCGTGTCTTATACGTAAACCTTAGCCTCGGCCATCGGTTGATTAAGAATATGGACGATCATAGATAAGCCGATAGCGATATCTACGGGCCCTGCCGATTTACGGCGGACGATACGCCAACTATCCGGGCTCTCTTTTGCGGCGCAATTTGCCATATGGCTAACGAGATCATCTTGGCCCGAGTGCACGAGGCGATTATTTGAGAGAGCTTGATGGAGGTCCCCACTAGCTTGATACCCCTTTTGCCCTGAGATATCGGTTATATGGATGCCGTTAATCTCGAGGCGTTTAGCGATCGAGGCGGTCGTGTACTTGTCATAGCAAACGGTACGAGGGTAAAAGTCCTTACACCATTTCGCAATATGGTCGGCCATAAAGAGCTCATCGATAGATACGTCAGAGTGAAAAGTCTCAAGGACGGCAACGCCGATACGGCCATCGGGCAAGACTTGGCCCATCGTGAGCGACCCGTCGCGCCTGCTCGGTGACACGTCAAAGGCAAAGATAGTAAGCGGACCCGGTGACATTTTTAGATCTTTATCTCCAGCATTTTCTACCGACATATGCGGCCACGGGCTTTGAGAGGACGAGATCCATTGGCAAAGTAACTCGGTTTTAGTCGTCTCTACCGGCTGAGTAGCTACCGCCTCCTCAAGGGCCTCCTCGGTAACGGTGTAGCCGAGCGCCGGGTTAGCCATAGCCCACGCATCCCGATCGGTGATACTCGCAAACTGAGGGGCCGAGTACTCGTAAAAGCCAAACGTCTTAGGTGGAAAACTCAAAGCCCTCTCGCGTAGATCATTAAGCACGGTACTAAAGGCATCGCCGGCATTAGAGGTTAATAAGGT